ATCTAAGAGAAGAACAGTATGAGGGTATGGCACCACCTCTTTATGACGTCGATGTCGATGATATTACTTACCAAGCCCCGACAGAACTACCGATGGAATCAGAAGGCATTCGCTCTATTGGACTAGAAAGTGGAGGTAATGCTGGTATTGAAACTTTGAAACAAACAACTATACAGCTACAAGAGATGCCGCCTGACAGGAACATGACTGTCCTGCAAAGAATGATGAAACAAGCAGGGGCCCCGGCCCAGGACCCACGGCTCTTGGCTCAAGTATCACAAGTCTTAGGAAGAGATGACTAGCTATTTAGCAAAACAGCAAGCTTACAAAGAAGACCCGGAAGCATTTGCGGAAGGACAATATTTTGGTGCTTCTGTCATGCCGGGCACAGGTGAAGCTATAGCAGCTTATGAACTACCGGGTATTTTATCTCAGGCTAAAACTTTGATGCAAGACCCTAATGCTTTGAAAGCGTTAGCAGGTTTAGGGTTAGGTGCGTTAGGCACAGCTGCGGTTGCACCGGGTATAGGGCCTGTGGCAAGGTATGCAAAAAAAGGGATTGAAGGTTTTATTCCTTACCTTGGACCAAAACCAGCTGCGGAGGGTATAGACACTTCTGTTTTGCTGTCACAATTTGGTAATGACCCTACAAAATTTGAGCCTAAAGGCAAAGTATCAGACACACAAAAAGCAAGAGAGCTGGGTCAGGAAGAGCTCTTTCCCTCAGCTGTAAAAAAAGAAGATCAGAAAGAAGAATTAAGTTTTGCTACAAAAGGTGATGAAACATATAGTTTGGGGCCCGGAAGTTTGTTTAACCCAGAAACAAAACAAGGACGTAAACTTTTGATTGTATCATGCAGTGATAAGAAGTGCCCTGATGATAAGAATATGAAAGCGATAGATAGATATATAGGCCCTATCTTTCAGAGTTTAAAAAAGCAGGGTATTCCAGAAAACGTAGATGTCGCTATTATGTCCGCGAAACACGGACTTATAAGAGCAAACACCCCATTGAAAAACTATAATGAAAAGATGTCTGTGGCTAAAGCACAGGCGTTTAAAAACGATCCTGAACAATTAAACAGGATAAAAAACACAATGACAGGGTATGACGATGTAATTGTGCAAGGCAGTCCTTTGTATAAAGATGTTATAAGAGCAGCTGCGGGAGACTTGAAAATCAATGAGATACCGGGCGGCAGGGGCATAGGCGATCAGCGTAAGTCTGTTATAGATGCAATAAAAACACCTTTCAGCAAAATAGACACACCTGTCTATCATTTTTCTAAAAACACGGACCCCGGTTTTACTAAGTTTGATACCAAGAGGTTGTCTTGGTTTGACTTAGGCCCTCATGTTGGGTCAACGCCAAAAGCAGCACAAGACAGGTTTTTAGATGAAACTTTTGGGGTTGGTGCTCGATTAAAAATTAGAAAGAAAATGCAGGAGCTAGACGTAGATAGAGACCAAGCTATTGATAATATGCTTAGATCAGGTGAATTAGAAGTTCCGCTAGTGACTGGAAATGTAGGCTATAATAAATTTAATATGCCACGACCTAGAAAAACATTAGGCGGCTCAATACCTTTGAAGGCTGATTTAAGTAAACCTCTTCTCAACCCTGACACAAAAAAACCTTTCACTGAAAATCAATTAATGGAGTTTCAGGCAGAGAAATATAGCGAGGCAAGAGGAAAGAACTTTACAGCAGATGATATTTTATCTGAAGATCCAGATGTAGATATTGGTGACGTAAAAATGTTTATGAGAAAGTTTGCTAAAGATCTAGCTGAAGAGGGGTATACACATATTCCTTATTTAAATGCTGTAGAGGATACAAAAAATCTTTCATATATTATGCTGGTAGACAGGCCAAAGGGTACCACAAAGGTATTGCAGAGCCCATTCGCTAAAAAAGATCCCTCCGCAGCGGATGATCCAGATATTATGAAGCAGGAAGGCGGCGTGGTTGAAATGAAAGATAAAGCTGTTAATATGTACAGAGGTACACAAGGTATTGAACCTTTTATCAAATATATGGTATAGTTCTCGGAAGGAGACTTAGATGGCAGATAAACCAAGCATGGTGGACAAAGTTCCAACTCAACTTGATGAACAAGAACTGAAAGCTGAAATGGATGTTGAAATTCCTGAAGCAATGGACATTGACGAAATACCAGACAATGTAGAGATTATGGAAGAAGAAGACGGCAGCGTAGTCGTTGATTTTGACCCTCGTGAAGATAAGGGTATGGACGGTGACTTTTATGCTAACTTAGCAGAAGATATGTCCGATGAAGAGCTTGGCCGTTTGTCAGGTGAGTTAACATCAGAATTTGAAGAAAACAAAAGCAGTAGACAGGAGTGGGAAGATGCCTTTGCCAATGGTCTTGAATTACTCGGATTTAGTTACGAAGAAAGATCCCAACCCTTTAGGGGTGCCAGCGGAGTTACGCACCCATTACTTGCAGAGTCCGCTACACAGTTTCAAGCACAAGCTTTCAATGAGCTCCTTCCACCGGGCGGTCCAGTTAGAACTCTTGTTATGGGATCAAGCACACCAGAAAAAGAAGATCAGGCTCAAAGAGTAAAAGAATTTATGAATTACTACATAACTTCGGTTATGGAGGAATATACACCTGAATTTGATCAAATGCTGTTCTATTTGCCCCTTGCAGGGTCAACCTTCAAAAAAGTTTACTATGATGAGAACTTAGACAGAGCTGTCAGCAAGTTTATACCAGCTGAAGACTTAGTTGTGCCATATAGCACATCTGATCTAGAGACCTGTCCTAATATTACTCATGTTGTCAAAATGAGCTTGAATGACCTTAGAAAGAGGCAATTATCGGGCTTTTATAAGGATATACCTGTTATTCCAGCACAAGGCGAGACTTCTTCTGTCAAAGAGGAGCTGGAACGTATAGACGGTATGTATGCATCAAATATTGATTATGATTGTACTTTACTTGAGTGTCATGTGGATTTAGATCTTGAAGGCTTTGAAGAACAAGACGAAGAGGGTGAAGCAACGGGAATCAAAGTACCTTATGTAGTCACTATATCTCAGGACAACGGACAGATACTATCAATACGCAGAAATTATAAAGAAGACGACGAGAAAAAGAAAAAGATACAATATTTTGTACATTACAAGTTTTTACCGGGGTTCGGGTTCTACGGACTAGGGTTAATCCATACAATAGGCGGACTATCCAGAACAGCAACAGCTGCACTAAGACAGTTGATTGATGCAGGTACGCTATCGAACTTACCAGCAGGATTTAAGGCCCGCGGCCTACGGATCAGGGACGATGATGAACCGTTACAGCCCGGAGAGTTTAGAGACGTCGATGCACCGGGCGGGGATATCAAAGCTAGTCTTATGTCTTTACCATTCAAGGGTCCAGACCAGACATTAATGGCATTGTTGGGGTTCGTAGTTGACGCTGGACGGCGATTCGCAACAATTACAGACATGAAAGTAGGCGATGGTAATCAACAGGCGGCGGTCGGTACTACGATTGCTATGTTGGAACAAGGCTCACGGGTCATGTCAGCCGTGCACAAAAGATTGCACTACGCGATGAGATTAGAGTTTAAATTACTTTCTAACGTCATGGCTGAGTTTTTACCAGACAGTTATCCTTATACTATTGCAGGCGTGGATAGTTCAGTGAAGTCAGAGGACTTTGATGAAAGGGTCGATGTGCTACCTGTATCTAATCCTAACATCTTTTCACAGGCACAGAGGATTGCATTGGCACAGACTAAGATGCAAATGGCTACAGCGGCACCTGAAATGCACAATATGTACGAAGTGTTCAGAGATATGTACGAGGCCTTAGGTGTAAGAGATATTGACAGAATACTGAAAAGAACACCTGAGCCAGAAGCAGAGCCAAAAGACCCTGCATCAGAAAACATAGATGTTTTAGATATGTTACCTTTGGTGGCTTTTGAGGGTCAAGATCATGAGGCACACATTATGTCACACATGGTCTTTGGATCAACACCTCTCGTAGCAGGCACACCGCAAATCGCGGTATCTTTACAGAAACATATTATGGATCATGTAAGAATAAGTGCCAGAGAGAAAGCAGCTGTAGAGATGATACAAAGCAGTGGTGGTCAGGCCTTATCAGAAGAGCAGATGCTTGATGTAGAAGCTAAGACGGCACAATATGTTGCAGAGGGCATGACAGCCTTGAAACAATTAAGTGCTCAGTTATCAGCACCAGGACCTGATCCGTTAGTACAATTAAAAGAAAAGGAGCTACAAGTTAGAGCACAAGCTGAAGAGAACGATGCACAGATTGATGCGGCTAAACTAGGCCTTGAGCAACAGAAGGTACAGCAAAGAAGCGATCAGTTTGATAAACGACTTGATAGTCAAGAAAGACAGACTGCTGCTAGAATTAATGCAGCTGAAAGGCGTGAAATGATGAAACAACAAAAAGGAGGTCAGTAATGACAAAAGAAGAAAAAGAATTAAGAGAAGAGTTTTTTGACGGTCCCGCTTCAGACAGCATGAGCTTTGAGCAATTTCTTATTCAAAAAGGTCGTGGTGATTTAGTCAAGCCTATGAAGATGGCAGACGGCG